AATCAGTACAAAGGTGAATTTGACAGATCAGATGCCGGTTCAGTTGATGCTCAGACTGTAAAAGCATTCCATGAGCGAAGTGATCTTGATAGTTCACAAACAGCGCAGCATCATTCGCTTGGTTCCAAGCATGATCAGGCGGCCGCTGGGGATCATAACCATAGGATTGGATTACCTTATAAGGGTGCTCTAGATGGAATTACAATTACTGGTTCCAAGGCAGGTAATGCTGCATTAGCCAGTGTTGTAGCTGCTTTAGTCCAATTAGGTGCTACAGATAGTACAACGTAATGCCTCGTAAAAGTAGAGAACCAGAACTCACAGCAAATGATTTAATTCTGCAACTTCAAGAGAAGTTGCAGATACAAGCATCCCGCCCTAATATTTTAGGTTATGTACCGCACGAGAAGCAGATAAAATTCCACACTTCTCCTAAAAAGAAGCGTCTCTATATTGGTGGTAACCGTAGTGGAAAGACAACCGGTGGAGTTGTCGAAGATATCGATTGGTTACAAGGAACTCAGAAGCATATTAAAACGCCCGAACCTCCTGTGAGGGGACGTGTCGTAGGTGTTGACTTTAACGATGGTATTGACAAAATCATCATTCCAGAATTCCAGCGTTGGTGTCCACCAAGCTACTTGCGGGGAGGTTCGTGGTATTCTGCGTACGACGTCCAGCCAAGAACCCTTTACTTCGAAAACGGCTCGTTTGTTGAATTTATGTCCTATGAACAAGACGTTCAAAAATTTGCAGGGACATCTCGGCATTTTGTACATTTTGACGAGGAACCCCCTCTTGACATCTATATCGAATGTATCGCCCGACTGGTCGATACGGGTGGTTCTTGGTGGATGACATTAACTCCCGTTCTCGGAATGCAATGGATGTATGATGATATTTACCTACCCTCAATCAGTTCCGTTGATAGTGATATCCAAACCATCGAAGTATCTATTTGGGACAATCCCTACATTGGGAAATCCGAAATTCAAGATTTCGTTAACTCCTTACCCGAGGATGATCGAGTTGCTCGTATCAGTGGGCAGTTCATTCGGCGGGGTGGAGTTATCTACAAAAAATTTAATACTGGGGTTCATGTAATTCCACCATTAACTGAATTGCCCCAAGGCTGGGATATTTATGCGTCTGTTGATCATGGTTTTAATAATCCTACCTCTTGGCATTGGCATCTCGTGTCTCCTGATGGAGAAGTTATTACCTTCATGGAGCACTACGAACGAGAAATGGTTATTGCTGAGCATGCAACTCAAGTTAAGCTTATTGAACAGTCCTTTGGTGGCCGCGTACCTGTTATGCGAGTATGCGATCCTGCATTAGCACAGCGTAATCCCGTTACTGGTACCTCAGTTCAAGCCGAATACATGATGCATGGAATCGAATTAGCTGCTGGGGTTAATGATGTAGTCACCGGTATTAACAAGGTAAACGCCTATATGGATTACCGTGAGGATCGTCCTCCTCGATGGCATGTGACCGCCAACTGTGATAACTTAATCCGTGAGGCACCAAAGTATCGATGGAAGACCTGGTCTAATCAGAAATCACAACGGGATAACAATCCATACGATGTTCCGCATAAAAAAGATGATCACGCTATGGACGACCTCCGATACTTCTTTACTGTTATGCCTGACCTGACTCCTTTGAGTATCCCAGAGGTAAAGGTCGAGACCCATCTTCTACCGGCGGTCGGGGTTGATTTGCTTAGTCCTAATCGTCATCCAGTAATTGATAAAAGACTTCTCAAGGCAAATACCAAAGTTGATCCCAATGGATGGTTTATCACAAATCCTGATGAGTATATGGGTGGAGAATGGTAGTTGACTCGCCCTGTAGCCTAGTAGTTAAGCCCCCTGTAGCCGAAAGGTGAACAATGTCTGAGAGTCCTGACGAGACCGTGCTGGATGATGAGCCTGTCGAGGGTACTGGTACTGAGGAAGAGTCTGGTACTGACGAGGAAAAGCACGAAGAGGAATTAGACCTTTATAATGCGAGTCATGGAAAGGTTCCGCGTACGGGTGGACCTTATGCTGATGATTTGCAAATGAAGGCTGCCGAAGAGTGGCGTGCAGAAGTTGAGGATCGTGAGCCGGATTTAGATAATCCTCCGGCTACAGCGGGGACCTTACTCGTTCCTAAGCAATACCTCCGTGAGACTGATGTTGATAAGTCTCATTTCTCTGATGAGGTAGAGATTAAGAATGAGCCGGTCCAGACTGTAATGGTGGATACGACTAATTCTGAGCACACCAAGCCTGATCCTAAGCAGGCCGCATGGGATAATGATATGCAGAAGGTTAATGCTCTTGCTGCTGCGAAGTCTCTTTCGGAGCATGGTGGAGTAGAGGATACTTCTGGATATACTTCCGATACCGAGCGCGGTAAGGCTCGCACTACTATTCAGTATGTGAATAAGTAGAGATGCCTCTTGTTAGAAACCCGGAGACCTCTAGAATTCGCGTTCTAGAGGCTCCGCGTATGCTGCCGGGTGTTTGTGTAGTTTGTGGTGCTGCTAGAAGTGATGATCGTCAATATGTCGATCTTGATTGGGATATTGAGTTCTATGGTGTGGTTTATTTCTGCACCTTCTGCTTTACTCAGGCTGCAAATACCCTGGGTTGTTTAACTCCTGAACAATCTGAGGCTCTTGAGCGCGAGAATGATCAACTCAGAGAGCATATTTTAAACTTCCGAGTTAAGGAAGCAGCATTAGATGATGCTATCGCCAAACTCCGCGCTACTGGCCTGCTTGGTATTAGTTCTTCTGACGATATTATCAATGTCGCTACTACTTCTATTTCGGATGCATCGGGAGAGTCAAGCCCCGATAATCCAGACGAACCATCTATTGAGGAACTTATTGATCAAGCAGTCGTTGCTCCTAGCGAGCAAGGACCCTCTAGCGTATCAAATACTAGAAAACGCAAATCAGACGGGCTTTCAATCTGAAATCCCGAGTATGTCCGACCTAGACGAAGCACAAAGATGGGCACAGGCACATGAGTCTAGTATCGGAATCGGGGAAGAAGCTTTTGACCCAGACGGCGAAGCAGCCCTCAGGCTCTTTGGTCCTTCCTTCGACTAATCCGTTAGAAAGCGTTAAGTTAACGACTAGCCAGGCAGAAGAACTGGCTAGTCTTGTTAACACGCTATATAATAAAATGAAGACTGCTCGGTCACAATTCGAGCGGCAGTGGTATATGAATATGGCTTTCTATTTCGGGAAGCAAAATGTTGTACCACAAAATATTAGGGGCATTGGGAATCGTTTAATCGTTCCTCCTGCCCCTCCTTGGCGTGTTCGTATGGTAGTTAATAGGGTTCGTCCTATTATTCGCCGAGAACTTGCTAAGTTAACGTCTCAGAAGCCTAGTGCTAGTATTGTTCCTGCTTCGTCAGAAGATGAAGATATGTTCGCCGCTAATGCTGGTGAACAAATCTGGGAATCTTTATATTACGACAAGAATCTTCATACTGTATTCAAAGAAGCTGTATGGTGGATGTTAGTTTGTGGTACCGGATATGTGAAAACGTATTGGGATAACTACAAAGTATCAACACCAGCACCTGATGCTGCTTATGAAGGCGATATTTGTTATAAACCATTGACTCCTTTTCATGTTAATGTTCCTGATCTAAGAGAAACGCAAATTGAGGATCAGCCCTATATTATTCACTCAGCGACCCATACTCCCGACTGGCTGATGTTAAACTATCCGAAGTCTCTGGATGGGCAAGTTATCCAGCCAAATACTAAGGGCGCGAACGAGATTTTAAATGATGCTTTCCTTAATTTGGTGGGGGGATCATCTCAGGATAATGACTCAGTCCTGGTACATGAGTTGTGGATTAAGCCTGGTGGTCTAAAGGACTTCCCTGAGGGTGGCGTAGTCACCATGACGGGTGAGCAAATTATTCAATTTTATCCTGTGTTCCCTTATGAGCATGGGGAATATTGTATTTCTAAGTTTGATCATATTCCTGCTGGTAAATACTATGCTACATCTGTAATTGAGGACCTTATCCCTATCCAAAGGGAATACAATAGGACTCGTTCACAAATTGTTGAAGCCAAGAATCGTATGGCTAAGCCTCAGATGATTTACCAGATGGGTTCAACTGATCCCCAAAAGGTTACTACCGAGCCGGGACAATGGATTCCTTATAAGATGGGATTCCAACCTCCGCAACCTATTCCTTTAGTTCCCCTCCCCAACTACGTTCTTAATGAAGTTCAGCAATTAACTGCTGATTTTGATGATCTTTCAGGGCAGCATGAAGTTACTCGCGGATCAGTTCCTCCTGGTGTTACTGCGGCTACAGCCATTAGTTATCTCCAAGAGCAAGATGATTCTATGCTGTCGCACGAAGTTGATTCAATTGAGGCTGGAATTGAAAAGGTTGCCCGTCAATCCCTTGGACTAATTGGTCAGTATTGGGATGTTCCTAGAATTGTCAAGATTACTGGTGTTGATGGTTCGTGGGATGCTGCGATGTTTGCAGGTTCTGATCTTAAGGGTAATACAGATATTCGTGTTGAGGCTGGTTCTGCTCTCCCAACTTCTAAGGCCGCTAAGCAAGCATTAATTACGGACTGGATGAAGATGGGCTTTATCACTCCTGAGGATGGTATGCAAGTCCTTGATATGGGTGGTATTGTTAAATTGTACGAGAATGTGCAGGTTGATCAGGCTCAGGCTCGACGTGAAAATCTTAAGATGCAGAATGTGGATGACGCCCTTATTGAGCAGATGTTCGAACTTCCTACTGATCCAATGACTGGTGAACCAATGCCTCAGGTTGATGAATTTGGAAAGCCCCTGTTGCCTGAACCTGTTATTCCAGTCAACACATTTGATAATCACGCTATTCATATTGACATCCATAATAAGTTCCGTAAGTCTCAGGCTTATGAACAACTTGATCCTGCAAAGCAATTGCTGTTTGAGGTCCATGTGCAGAAGCATATGGAATCTATTGCTGCCCCGCATATTGGTGGAATGCCAACAGCCGAAATGATGATTGGTATTGCTGAGCAACAAAGAAATCAGCCTCCTCCAACTGATGTAAATACCCCAATGCAAGCGCCACCTGGTTCTGAAATGGCTCAAGCAACTCAGCCAGGAGCCGCACCGGGGCCTAATCCAATACCAGAAGATACGTCACAGTCAGAGTAGGGTATTGACTAAGCACGTATTCTAGTAATAGAGGCCAGGGCACCCGCACAGCCTCAGGAAGAGTAGAAATGACACAGCCAAATTTTGATCCTCCTGTCCAAGATGGTGGAATTAGCAATGGCCAGCCTCAAGATCATCAACAACAAGGTGATGGTGGCGAGGAGCCTAAGTTAAATCCTGCATGGCAGGGTCTTTTAGGTAAGATTCCGGATCAAAACTTGCAGAAGCTCATTATCCCAGAGTTGCAGCAGTGGGATAAAAACTATACTCAAGGTATTCAAAAGGTACACTCTGAATACGCTGGTTACAAGCCATTCTTGGATCAGAAGATTGATCCGAAGCAAATTAATGATGCGATGTTAGTGTTCCAGGCTCTGGAACAGGACCCCGCATCATTTGTGCAAAATGTAATGGACTATTACCAGTTGGAATTGGAGCAGGGCCAGGAAGACCCACAGGGAGACGGTGAACAATACGACCCTGGTGATGGACAACAGCCGTTTGATCTAGAAGCCGATCCAAGATTCCAGCAATATGCCGATATGACTCGGGCTGTAGCACAATATGCAGTTGCTCAGCAAGAGGAATTAGCCCAGCAAAAGGCAGAGGCTGAGTTGGATGCAGAAATTGCAGCCGCTAAAAAGCAGCATGGTGATTTCGATGAGGCTTATGTAGTTCAGCGGATGCACTATTACGACGAGAATATTGATGATGCTGTTAAGGCTTATCAGAGTTTCGTCAATAACGTAGTGCAAAACCATCGTAGCCCCGGTTCAACAGCGCCAGTTATTATGGGCGGGGGCGGTGGAACTCCATCCCAGCAAGTACAGGTTTCAGGTCTCTCCGGCCAAGATCGCAGGAAATTAATTGCAGAAACGCTTGCGCGTCTTAATGCTCCAGGAGGATAAGACCAGATGGGTGCCACCCTTTCAACGGTCTCCGCAATCCTTAAGGAAATTTACGAAAAGGATCTGCAAGACCAGCTAAACTATGACGTCGTCGGAATGCGTCGTATCGAGAAGACTTCCGAAGGTGTTACTAACGATGTTGGTGGTCGTTATGTGACTTTCCCAATTCGGACCGGTCGTAACCACGGTATCGGTGCTCGAAATGAAAACGAAGCCCTTCCGACTCCGGGTCAGCAAAAGACTGCTGCCGCCCGTGTGGGTCTAAAGTACCTGTACGGTGGTATTAACCTTACCGGCCAGACTATGAAGTTGGCTGATAAGAACTACCAGGCTTTTGCTTCGGCTCTTGATGAGGAAATTAAGGGACTTAAGCGGGACCTCGCTAAAGATCTTAACTTCCAGTTCTATGGATTTGGTACTGGTGTTCGTGCTTCGGTAACCGCTGATGGTGTTAACACCATTACCGTTAATACTGTTCAATACCTCGAAGTCGGAATGATGATTGATGTCATGGACATCACTCTTGTTACGACTCGTATCTCTAACCGGCAAATTACTGCTATTAACACTTCTACCAAGGTTGTCACTTATAACGGTGCTGATGGTTCTGCTTCAATTGTGGCCACGGATGTTGTGGTTCGTACTGGTAACACTAACCGAGAGGTTACCGGTCTTGGAGCAATCATTAAGGACACAGGTACTCTTTACAACATTGACCCGACTGTTGAGCCGGTATGGAAATCCGTTATTAACAATAACGGTGGTACGCCCCGCGCTTTAACTGAGGCCCTTATGATCAAGGTTGCCGATGACATTCGAGTTAATGGTTCTGCTCCCACCGTTATTTTCTCTAACCTCGGCGTCCGGCGTGCCTACTTCAATCTGTTGAAGACTGATCGTCGGTTCGTCAATACTCAGGAATTTGAAGGCGGGTTCAAGGGGCTTGCTTTCACCACCGATAATGGTGATATTCCTGTTGTTATTGATGTGGATATGCCGTTTAACCAGATGAAGTTTGTTAATGAGAAGGAAATCAAGCTCTATCGTGAAGACGATTGGGGTTGGATGGATGAAGACGGTTCTTACCTGCAACGTGTTATTGGCTTCGATGCCTACGAGGCTC